ACGAGAAACCTGAACGACGGTTTTTAAGGTAGCACATCCCATAGCATCTCTTATCAGCTTTACAGGCTTCCCAGAACATAAAGAATAGTCTGTTCGCCTCTCTAAAGTCTGGAGCTCCAACGTCAATTTTACTCCATTGCAGATACATATAATGTGCACCTGTTATGTATGTCGGTACACCTTTATTAGTAAACCAAAAGCCTTCGTCTCTACGCTTAAACTCTTCGTCAATATAGTCGTACCATTTTTCTTTTTGTTCGTCTGGATAGTCTCTCCAGTCGAATATGTTTTTTATACGGCTGAGTTGTTTAGGATATTCAGCTTTTACCCATTTGTCTTTTTTGTGTTTAAACACTCTGCTTGGCACTTGCGGCAACGCAACTCGCAAACCTTGGATCTCAAGTATATCACCAATTGTACCGCTTTTTGATATAACGATAATATCATGTTCTTTATTGTATCCATATTTCCATTTTTTACCACGATTAAGTCTCGTGATAGTTGTTTTTTTAATTGGCTTTACAACCTTAACTAAACTCTGCTCGTACATTACTTAGATCTACCTTCAGCAAAACCTTTGAAGACACGCTCTTTTTTTTCTTCTGGAGACTTACCATCTATTAAGTTTTGTTCTTCTTGGATTCTATTTAATATCTCAAAGGCGTCGAAGATCGCAAGCTTTTTTGTAGCGGCGGCATTTTTAAGTCTGTCGGCTGATATATCATCATCCGAATCAACAATAGCTTCTTTAGCTACTTTGATTAATTCCTCAACCGCTCTGTGCCCAGCTTGGATTATACTCTTCTTCGTCTCCTTGATATTCATATTTAATTGTAATAAATTGTGACGGTATACGATATAAGCGTTTACCATTAATCACGAACTCACACTCTATATTAGGCCTAAAACCTACAAGAGAGTTTAGCTCTGCTCTGCCATCAGTATGTTTAACAATACCAACTAAAGGTTTTTCTACATTAACACTTAGTTTGCTATTGTCTTTAATAGGTTGTACAAAACAATAACCTTGAGGACATATCCACGCATTGTCACGCTTGTACAAAAATATCTGATCATTATTTACAAAGTATTTGTTTTCTTCATAGTATGATCTGCTATTACGCTCTATACCTTTTACATCATGCCAGCGTCTGAATACGTTAAAGTGCACTACAACAGTATCACCAACTTGTATTTCAGTTTTACCTAACTTCGGTATAGATATAACTTTAGCAAGCCTATTGACGTGATGATGATTAAATACATCTGTGTTAAGTATTAATTCTTTATCACCTACTTTAGTAGTGTTGTTGTATCTTTCACCTATAGGCTCTACAACAAAGTTGTAAAGCGATTGCATTAATACTCAAGATTATATTCTACAGATATAGCCATATTCTTGTTGAAGTCTTTCCAAGGAATAACTGTTTTTTCTTTACGAATATATATAGAGTACTTATCTTCTTCTTCTAGTATATCGCAAATAGTATGACCGCCATACACTTCTTGCCCAACGGCATAGTGCATAGCGTCATTTTTATAATCTTTACCTATAGTAATTTTACGAATCAGATGGTTCATCACTATAGTTTATTGTACCGTCTTGTACATTTATATCAACAGTGCCATATTGCTCTTCAAACTCTTTTTGTATTTTAGAAAGTTCATCTTGTATAGCTCCTATTTGATGTAGTAGCATATGCTTACGAGTTTCTATTGAACCGAGCTCGAGTTGACCTCTGTTAATACTATTAATAGTTTGTTGAACTTTTTTAAGCTGTTCGTCAGTAATCTTTTCTGGCTTCAGGTCTACGACCTCTTTTTTCTTTTTTCCCATATTAAATTAAATTAAATTTGTTTATTTTTATATTTGAGCGAAGTATACTATTATACCACCGTCGGTATCATTTGTGTTCAATGAAACAGAGCTCCAAGTACCGTAAATAGTAGTACCTGATAGTAACTTATTTGTATTTGCAAAAGCTTGTCCTCCAGCACCAACATTATCAAAGCCGCCAGGTCTTGTAAAAGTTAAAGTAGCTCCATCGCTAGCGCTAAACGCGGCTACAGTAGATATTTCTTTAGTATTATCACCGTCAGGATTTAAAGCTAAAACAGTAGCTAATAACACACCAGCATCTGTATATATCTTATCGCCAGGCTTTATACCGCCGTCATTAGCATCGTTTTCTTGGTCAAATATAACTTTAGCAGCGCTTGAAACTTCTCCATCAACAGTTCTAGTAAATCTACCAGTTGAACCTGCTGCTGATACAGTATTAAAATCTCTAGTAGCATCTACTGCTACTAAAGAGTCAAGAACTACTACATTAGTTTCATCACCTATAACTTGTATTCCTATAATAGCTTGTCCTTCAGGAGCTACAATAGTGTTTGCTGCTGTGTCAGCAAAAGCTGATCCTGTAATTCTTGATACAAAATCTTGTCCTAATAATCCCATTTTATTTTTTTACTTTTTCTATAGATCTACCAGCAAAGTATGCACCAAAAGCGGTAAGCATAAGTATCTGTAGCAAGTCTACGTATGAATCTTTTACATTGAAAGGTAAGTTATCCATGCTATCAAATACCATTGTTAGCATAAACATACTCATTAAAGCAATTAGTGTTAAAGGCCTAATGAGCTTAGCTAGCTTTACATCGCTACCCATATCAGCTTTCCATCTATCGCTTACATTGTTTTGAAAAGCAACCTCAGCATCTACAGCAGCCATACCAGCTTCTGTATCTACGTCAGGATCTTTGTCAATAAGGTTTTTAACTACACCAAGAGCTCCTTGATCAGGTAAAAAGTCTCCTACTACGTCAAGAACGTTTGGCGCTTTATTTTTAAGCCATTTACCTAGGCCTGTGTCTTTAATCTTCTTCATGCTTTATTTGCTGCTTGTTCCCAAGGAAACGACTTGTCTCCTTCTTCCATCCACTTACCTTTGTATTTAATCGTACCGTTTTTACGTGGATACAACTTGCCTTCCCACTTCACATACTTTTCGCTAAAGCCTGCTCTACCTATTTGCATGTCGCGAACATGTTGAGCCTCATGCTTCATAACGTCTTTGTATTGATCAGAGCCTACAGTTACGTTTTTGTTTATAACAACTTTATTTGGGTATGCTTCACCAAGCACACCTTCGCCTAGATCTTTACGCTTAACTTTAAACTGTACTCCTCGCTTCAACCTATCGCCGCCAGCTATACCTGGAAGTGGTTTATATCTAGGCATTAATTTTTATTATAGTATCTTTTCATTGCAGACGCCATCTTCATAGCAGCATCTTGAGTTAGTTTCTTTGGAGACTCTTCCATTAAGTTCATAGGTCCATCTTTAGCCATATCCATAGCAGACTTAAGCTTCATAGCAGACTCCATTTCCATAGCAGACTCTTTTTCGAGCTCCATAGGAGTTTTCATATCCATAGGTGCTTTCATTTTAGCAGCAGACTTTTTATCTGCAGCAGCTTGCTTCATAGACTCAGAAGTATTGCCATCTCCGTCGATGTCTGGAAAATCTGGTTTAGCCGCATCCATTGGAGACTTCATGTCCATTGGAGCTTTCATATCCATAGCACCACCAAACTCTTTTTTAAGAGCCATAGTCTGCTTACCGTCTTTCATTACTTTGTTGTACATTGCTGTACCATTCATTTTAAAAGCCATATTATCTGTCTTTGTCTCGTATCATATCGTCTATTGCTTTATTATAGACTTTATCTGTATACGATTTGTTGTTATAAAAAATGCTACGTTCAGAGGTTGGCATATCTTCTTCGCCTAGCAATATGCGATATATTCGTGTCACTAGCTGAGAGCATTTAAACGATGTCTTATAAACAGAATACTTAATACTTGTTCTATTTCTATGTCGCCAAACCTCTATCCAGCCAGCTGATCGGAGTTTCTCCCACCTTTTCTTATCCCAAGAATATGTGTAAGCACCCTCGATAAATTCGTTACGGGTAAATCTACCCTTGTGATCTAAATATATAAGTAGTTCTAGATCAGCATCAGTTAACCCATAAGTCTTACAGGCCCACTTACGCGTGAGCCTGTAGTACTTAAGGATATTCATGTCACGCAAATCTTGCGCGGTTAGTCTCATTTATTATGAGTTAGTTAAAGCCGCGTTGATTGTAATTGTGCCACAAGTTGTAATATTGCTAGTTAGGTATTGTGTACCTCCTGCAGCGTCAGCTGCATCGTCAGCAACTACAATAAAACCTGAGTTCAACCCAGCGTTCATAGCTCCAACAATAGCTTCTAAAACTTCTTTACCTTTGTTAGCTTTAATATTAAGAGCAACAGTATCAACTAAAGATAGATTAGCAGCAGAGTCTGCAGCAGCTCCAGAATCAGCAGCGTTTGGTCTTTTTGAAGGATCAAAGCTTAGAACTAGAGAAGTGTCACTAGCCATTTCAGCACCTCTAAAAGATGAAGCTGGAAATAGTACTGAGTTTCCTGAGCCATCGTCATCAGCCACCAAAGCGTCAGTACGGAAGTATAAAAAATTTTCCATTTTTAAATTGTTTAATTATTAATTGTTTATTGATTTACCGTTTAAGGCATATGATTTAAGGTTTAGGTCTAATATCTATATCACACGTTTAACGAAGTAGTTACTCTACGAG